TCATCAGCGTCCGGCCGATCGTGGCCGAGACGCTCACTTGATTTGCACCTCGCACATAAACCACAGTGCTTGAGGCATGCGATTTGAGCTTGCTTGCAAGCCACTGCTGGCCTAGGCGAAGTAGATCCGGCATCGCTTCACCTAGGTCTTAATGGTGGGCGGCTGATTGCCAGGTGGCTGATTTTTTTGTTCCAAAAGCTTGAGCAGGTTTTGATACTGATCCATAAGCTTTTTGAACTGCTCGTCATCAAGTACCGTATTGCCACGTTGTTTTCTGGCATTGCGGAGCGCCTGAAGTACCAGCGGGATTCCATACTGCAAACCCAACATTAGGGCGATACTCGAACCAGCCGACGTTGCGATCAGACTCTCGGGAGTCCACTGAGGACCGATCCGCAGTCGATCGGTGATGATTCCAGAATCTTCGGGTTCGCGTGGGGCAGGCCTGAGCCTCGGACGATCGACGATCGAATCGATCAGATCGTCCTGGGTGTCCGACTTGGCTAAGAAGCCCAGTGGCACCTGCATCGGCTCACCGTAGATCGTCGATGGAACCTGAACAATCTCCTGGCTTTCATCGATCTGGCAACCCACCTCGCGAGCCCCGGCTGGAAGTCCTTCGAGGGTTGCAGGAAGCTTGCCTCGCATCGCGCTCAGAAGAAACGGAGTCGATTGCCCCAAGCCTTCACCACCACCAGCCCACGTCAAGAGTCCAACCACCCGCGGTCCTTCATCGGTGTAATCGATGATGCTCGAGCCGCTACGACCCCCGATCGCTTCGGGTTTCCACGAGAGGATCTGTCCCTCTTTACGGTTCAGTCGCAAGACCTGGAGACTTGGCCACTCACACCTTGGGCTTCCGAAGGTCGTCACTGACGATTGGTTGCTTGGGTAGCGATCAGCCAATGGGATCGGATCGACATCTTTAGCAAACGCTCCGTTGCACTTCAGTAGCGCAAAGTCGACGCTAGTCCCACGTCCGTATCCCGAAGCAATGATCGATGCGGTTCCTCTTTCGCTCGATCCGTTGATGTTCCAGCGTTCCACGTTGACGGTTCGGCCACGCGTGGTACCGGCCACGTGGGCATTGGTAAGTACGATCGCGTTGCCTTCGGAGGTTCTTCCAACGACCGTTCCACTTCCGCACACGTTGCTTACCGTCACTCGGACCGTTGCGCCAACGACCTGATCAAATCGATCGAGACTTTGAGCTTGCGTTCGGAACCCAGATCTTGCAGCCTCGAACGTCAGATTCTCTTTGAGTGGATCCAAGACAATCGACCCGGGTACACCTTGCACGATCGGACAATTGCCATCAGGGCAGATCCGATCCTGGGCGAAGACTACGCTGCCAAGGGTGGCAGCAACCATAAACACCAGAGCCAAACAGTTGCTTTTCATAGTGATCCCTGCGATGAAATTGAAACAAGTTGGAACAGAAAGACGCCGGTCAAAACCCGCGTTATTGACTTAAACGCATCCGAACGGTGGTATCTGCCAAGGCAGCAGCTCGGACTACTTTTCCAATGGATTTGTTACCAGCAGAAGTCGTGGTCACGATGTTGTTGGTGTCATCCCAGAAGAGGATGCTCCCAACCGTGTAAGCCACACCGGTGTTTTTGTTGAAGTCAAAGACTCCATCGACAGCAAGCGAACCGAGTTCGCCCGCTGCAAGTGGACGAACCGTGACGCCGACTAGATCGCCTTGGACGACCACGTCCCCAGAGGCAAGAGCGCCCACGGGGGTATGATCGATGTAATGACCTTCCTGGATAAATGTTGCCTGTGGCATGATTGGCTAAACCTTGATTGCTGAAACGGATGAAGAAATGAACAGCTTGCCCAGTGAGGCTTATGCCTCACCCTTGCACTTGATGGCTGCACGAGGATCTTGCAGACTCGCGCCGAAGTCGTGATAACCTCGCATCTGGACACCCAAGACGTTGAAATCAGCCGTAGCGGTTTCAATAGTTGGGGCTTCTTGGCCGTTGAGGAAAGCGACTTCGATCAACGGAAGATCGTTAGGATCCGACAGCAGATACCAAGCCTTCGTCGAGTTGCCGGTGTAGAGGGCGTTGGCTAAGTACCGGCTGATCTCCACGCGGAACTTGCCAGCATGCGGGTTGCTAATCGGCGTTCTTGCGTTGGCCGTGTTGTCTCGCATCTCAAGCGACTTGTAGAGCTGCGATCCGATCGCCGATAAAGCGGTTGGCACGAGCAAGATTGCCGGCATCGTACCGATGGGTTTTCCATCGGAGTCCACCAAGTCGTAGTAGGCAACCTCCGCTTTAGTGAGCCCATCGATCGACAAAACGGTATCGATTCCGGTCAGAAAGTTCTTGTTACCCGCCGTAAAGAACGCCGAGTTGTTCATGAACGTGGTCCAGAACACGTCGTTGATCTTCATCCCTGAACCCCGTCCGAGTTTCCTTGGCACAGTAGTGATTGCCCCAAGGTCGTCATTGATGAAGTCTCGACGATCAACTCCGAGCATCAACCCGTAGGTATCAGCTCTGTTCGTAAAGCTCTCGTTCCCCAGGTTCCCGTGCTTGATTTCACCCCCAGGGGCCACCAACTCGTACTGATCCTTTCCGATCAGTCGATAGCTTGTCACGGTTTTGAAGTCGGTCACATTCCGCACCGAGCAGATGTTGCGCCATGTGCGTTCGACCGTAAAGAAACCTTCGAGAAGGAACTTATTTGCCACGTTCGAGAGAATCCCCCCGATGTCGATATTACTTACCGAGCTAGCTTCGACGCGTTGGCCAAACGCCGCGCGCATGACCTCGCGGTTGTCTCGGAAAGTCCGTCCGGTATACCCATTGGCCCAGGCGGCCTCGAGCAGAAGCTCCTGAAGACCGATCCCCCCTCGGAATTTCTTGGAAGCAATTTCGAGGCTTTGCTCAGGGATATGCTGCTCGAGGTTCATAAGACTTGCGCTCAGATAGCATGCAGCTTCCAAGACACTCGCGTTAATGGTGTTTTGCGGTACATGGATCGCGGGAACCTCGGGGCGCATCATTCGGATCTTCATGAGTTCAGCTTTCTCAAGGTTCCAACCTTCGCGGATCGCTTGGGCTTCGACCAGCGGAAGTGCCCCGTTGTAAATGCTGCGAATCCCTGCGATTCGCTCGAGTTCTGTAGCATGGGCTGCCCTCATGGCCTCAACGTCAGTCGTTCTCTCAGGTGGGTTCGTGACCGGTTCGACTGGAACCGGATTCGGGGGAACCAATACCGAAGCTGGATCCGGAGTGACCTGTGTCGTTGGAGTTGCGGTTTGGTCGTCTTGGTTTGCAGTTTGACTTGGATCCATCTCGGTTTCTCCAAAGGTTGCTGATGCCTGAGCTGCGACACTCGCGCTAGTGGCTCCGTCGGCACCAAGGTCTACGAAACTGATTTCACCAAGCGACGACCTTCGAATCACATTCACTGGACCGTTGTATTGGTTGCCATTGACGGTGACCTTTTGACCTTCCTTGACGAACTCGAATTCATCCACACCGGTTCCCACGCTTGCTTGCCACGGAAAACCGTTCTTTGAACTAACGACCACTTCGCGGGCAGCAGGTGTATCCCGAGAGACCACGCCGGTTGCGACAAGCTGGCCGGCCTCGACTCGGATCGAGTCGGTATGTCCAACACCCGAAAGCGGATCGTGACCGAATCGAATCGGCCGTGCTTGCGATGGAATCGATAGGCCCGCTAAGTCGATGATCACAGGATGACGCCAACCAGCGACTCGCATCTGACCACCGGTATAAGCAACCATCCGAAAGCGAGGGAGCACACCGCTTGATGTACCTTCAGCGGACGCATCGACATCGATCACTGCCGTCGCGCTCAACCTCAGTTGATTGCAATTCTCATCAGCCTTAATCGTCGACGGGGACTTCTTCGTCTTGGACATCCTGTGGTTCCTGAGTTGGAGTTTGAGAAACTTGCTCGGCAGTTAAACCAAGCGCAGACATGAGTGCGATTTCCTTGGCTCGCTGGCGAAGTTGTGTTTCCCAGTCTTGGCCTCGTTTGGCGTATTCATCAGCCAAGGTGGTGGTGTGACTAGCAAGACGAGTGGCTTGTGCGTTGGCTTCCTTGGCTGGATCCACATGCTCGTGACCATCCCAAAACCACTGGTGTGGCCACTGGGCAAATGGTCCAAGTCCGTTGGGAAGCAAACCGGGAAGAAGAGCGGCTTCATCGAACCAAGCCGCAAGAATGCGATCGAGTATGATTCGTTCGAGATTCGACTGATCGACTCGGATCGCCTTGTAATAAGTTTGATGGTCCAGGCGGCCCGAGGCGTAGTTGTAGCCCGAGCTGTTACCCGCCGCGATGTTGAACGGCATGTTCAAACAGCGAGCGATTTCGTTGAGCAACTCATGTTTAAACTCACCATAGGTCGTCGATGGCTGTTCGGCCTGCATTTGGGCCATCTTCCAACCACCTGGCATCGTTACCAATGCTCGTTTCTCCAGCTCGATCGGTTCGAATGGTTCAGCCGCATCGGCCTCTCCGTTGGCCGGCGCATCGGTGTAGAGGATCCCAGCGAAGTCGGCTGCTGTTTCAGCAGCCGCCAGAACCGCAAGAGTGAATCGGCGAAGTTGCGCGAAGAGTGGCAATGCCGGCATGATGTCCGGAATGCCACGCGTTTGTCCTGGTCGATCGGCTCGAAACCAATGCAATACGGCATCGGCACTAATGCGGTCGTAGTCGCTGCGAGCCGAGTAAAACCCATCACCTGGGTGATTACGAAGGATGTGGTATTCGACTGGGTTCCCGCTGGAATCAAAAACGATCCCATCCACAGCAATGGTTGAAAGTCGGTCCAGATCGGGCGTCGTGACCTGGTCTGCCTCGACGAGGCGAAGATCGAGCTGGACCTCGGTATTGAGCCGAGGATTGTTCGTGAGGATTGCGAAAGATTCGCCATCCGTGGCGCGTGCCATCCGCATCGTGCGGAGTTTTTCAGCGAGCTGCACCGAGCGAGCCCACAGCATGAAAGCTTGCTCGATGCGACGAT